CTTCTAAGCTGTGGGTCATGGGTTCGAATCCCATCCTGATCACGAAGAGCGGAAGTTTATAATTGTTTGATATTTAGCTATTAAACTTCCGCTTTTATTTTAGATCTTTCCCCTTTTGTAGATTAAAAAAAAGGATATAAAGTCCACTTTTGGACATAAAAGCTTATCCTTCGCGTATCCTAAAAAATTTAATCTATATGGCTACTTTAAAATTGACACTTTTCAAGGCCAAGGCTCTCAAGGATGGGAGGCACAAGGTCAGGGTGGCGGTCTGCCACAAGAGAGAGACTTGTTATATCGTGACGAACGTGATATTAGATAGCGAGTCCCAGTTTAAGAACGGTCAAGTCGTAAAGAGACCGGACGCTTCTTTTATAAACAAAAGATTGAGGAATATGCTTAATGAGTATCAAGACAAGCTTGACTCGATTAAGAACCAATCGTTATATACATGCGTGCAGATAAAGGGCATGTTGGTTAATTCAGCAGGGGATAACGATATCTCTACGTTCAAGGATGTAAGCTCATCCTATGAAAGGGAGTTGATCGATAATGGGAGTATCGGGTACTCAAAGCTGATCGAGCGGAATTGCAGGTATTTTACCGAGTTCGTGAAAGGGGATATATTCCTTTCCGATATCACTCCAGAACTGATAGAAGGTTATTCTAGGTTCTTGAGGAATAAAAAGGGAATTGGGGAGGCCACGAACTCCATGATGATGAGACATACCAAGACTATAATCAATAAGGGTATAAAAAGAAGGCTTGTGAAATATGATGTCCATCCTTTCGTAAACTTCCAGATATCGACTTCTCCCGTACGTGAGGTTGACATATCTTTCGAGTCATTTAATCGTTTGCGAATGGCCGATCCTTCGGAGCGTCGATTAAAGGTGGCGCACGATCTGTTTTGCTTGTCGTTTTATCTTGGAGGTATCAATCTTATAGATCTACTCGGCATTGATTTCCGTGGAATCGATACGCTGGAATATGTAAGGACTAAATCTAGGAATATGACGAGGGGAGGCAATAAGATCGTGTTCTCTATACCAGACCAAGCGAGAGATATTATAGATAGATGGATGGATAAGAGGACTGGCAAGTTGGATTTCGGATATAAGTTTTCCTATCCTAATTTCTCTAGGTATCTTTCTCGTTCGCTATCCAAATTGGCGCAGTCGTTAGGGATAACGGAAAAAGTGGTGTATTATTCCGCTCGTAAATCTTTCGCTCAATACGCTTCCGAGATAGGAATCCCGGATGGGGTCATAGATTATTGTTTAGGGCATTCAGATAAGTCGAAAGGCGTGATACGTTATTATACTAAGGTAAAAAAATTTCAAGCGGACATGGCGATATCAAGGGTAATTGATTACGTTAACAATCCGGATCGTTACCGGGATTATGTGGAGATGAGAAGGGATATAATGATGATGCGTGGGTAATATGTTTTTTATCATTAATGCTAAATAATATGTGAATGTGATAAACTTTCATAAGCCGACAAAGGTTATAGGAATGGGCATTATAGCAACAGTATTACTTATCGTGCGACAAGAGACTATAGCGTTAACCTTGAGTATAAATTGTGCATGTCTTAAAAAATTATCAATAATAAAACGTAAATGTTATGGAAAAGAGCGATCGTCTTATAGAATTGCTAGAGATTTTGAAAAGGGCTGAATGTATATTTATTGAACAATGGAAAATCTTATATAAAGAGGATGAGATTGACATGGAAGATATTTTCAGCATATTCTATAAAGGTAGTAATAATTGTGAAATTCAAGTTAAAAAATTGATAATTAAAAATATAGATAGTGTAGTATGTAATAGGGTGGAGACTGCATGATAATTCGAGTTATAGAAAAGGAAAAATGGACCAATAAAAAACGCCCGTGTCAGAAAAAATACGGGCGCTATACTTTGGCGATGCGAAGAATAGGACAATTTTATGGATTGTCTTTTTCTGTGAAATCCAACTTATAGCCTAGGGCGTTACCTATTTTGGATAGGATATCGATTCCAGTACTATACTTTCCGGTCTCTATCCGGGCGATGTTTCCCGGGGCTAGACCTGTGAGTTCAGCTAGTTTGTACTGTGATATCCCGGCCTCCATGCGGAGCTGGGCTATCCGCTTGCCTATTCGCTCCCGGTCATTCATCTTGGGGGCCCTCCCAATCGCAGTAATTGCAGTACCATACTGCGCATTTTTTCATTATCCCTAATAACATTTCCCGGTCTTCCACAGGATCAAGAGTACAGCTATGATGCAAGGCCATCAACAGCCTCTCGGTTCTTGATCCTTCGTTCTTGAATTTAAATGTCAATACATTCGGATTAAGCCCTATTGCGTCAAAGTCCCTGTCAAACACCTCGAAAACGGAAGCCGAGCGTACATGCTCGATGATTGTCCGATTTCCCAATAAGTTCCCTTCATGAGAATGGGCATCCCAAAATACCCACTCCGGTAGATTAAGTTCTATTTGTTTCATAGATTATTGTAGGCCTCTACTATTTTTAAATAACAATGCCGACGGGCATCATTATGTTTTTCTTTGTTTGAATCGTCATTGATCCAATCCCAAGCCTCTGAATCCGTGGTACGAACCTTTATGTTTTGCCCCCTGTAACGTGCCTCGATCACATATTGACCATAACCGTTACCTCTTCTCATCTCAAAATTAACCTTTCTGAAAGTTGCCATGTCTTTACGCCGCTTATCCGTTGCCGCCGGTTCTATTGTTATTTTGATGTTACAAAGATACTATCAAATTTGATAGTATACAAGTTTTTCAATGATTATTTTTGTGCTTTATGACATGTTTTCTTTCTCTTTTTCCTCCAAGACCTTTTTAAGTTGATAGAGGCTTATGATATCATATTCAAATGTGGGATTTTCCCAGTTTCTTCGGACAGAGTTCGTTTGGACCGAGATAAATTTCCGAAGGTCAAATATGTATTGACACGGGCTTAACTGGATCTCGTTAAATGTTATCTCGTAGTTATCAAACCACTCCAAAAGTTGTTTAAGTTCCTCGTTCATGGTATATAAATGATTAACACCCGCGAATATACCCAATTTAACCTTGCTATTTTAGGATATAAAGAATTTTGTCTATATTTGCTTCAAGTTTGTGACTTGTATTATTGATTGGATATTATGTTTAACAATATAATATAGGTCACTTATGGATTTTTATAACAACTCATCTCAAAGGCAACAAGTGGACGTTTACTGTCCTGTCCATCATAATTGGATTGGCCACTATGATTATGGCTCCAAGGGGGTCTATTATTGCTGGTGCAAGAAATGCAAGAAAGAAATCAAAATCGTTATGGGAAAATGAAGAGGTTGACGCAAAAACAAGAGAATTTCTGTAATTATTATATCGAGTGCGGCGGGAACGCTTCCGAGGCGTACAGGCGTGCCTACTCTTGCGATAAATGGAAAGATAAGTCCGTATGGGAGAAGGCTTCGGCTTTATTGGATGATGTCAAGGTTCAGTCAAGGGTAAGGGAACTGCAAGAGGAGCAGAAAGTTAAATCAGATATAACCAAGGAGAAATTACTGGGCGAGTTAGGTAACATAGCGTTCTCATCCATAGCCCATCTTCACAATACATGGATAGAGCGCAAGGAGTTCGAGAATCTTACGGACAAGGAGAAGTCGGCTATCAAGAGCATATCTACTAAAATCCTGAAGAAAAATATAGGAACGAGCGATGATCCGGAGATCATTGACGTGGAATATGTCAAGATAGAGATGCACGATAAGCTGAAAGCCATAGAACGTATCTGCAAGATGCTTGGCTTTGACGCTCCAACCGTTGTAGACCTTGGCAAATCGCTGATCGGAATAGATACCGGAATAGATGATTAGTGTTCTATTTTTAAATAAATGGCTATGTTTGTTAGAAAAAATACGAGGTCTATAATTTTATAATTGTTCTATATTTAATATTTTGGGAGCAGAGACGGATAACAGGAGGATAATAAGCTACAAGAGGTTCAATCCGAACTTTCACCATTTGAAGCTGGCGTTGGGGAATGACGATATAAGGTTCATCTTCATGTTCGGGGGATCGTCTTCCGCCAAGTCTTTCTCAGCGGCCCAAGCCTTCTTGTTGGAATGTATATCCAAGGGCTATAACACGATTGTCTTTAGGAAGACCGGAGCAACCATAGCGGACAGTATCTACAAGACGTTCCAAGAGGCGGCTAAATCATTGCATATAGATACTTTTTTCAAATTCCAAGAAAACCTTATAAGGTGTTTCAACGGTTCCTATATCCGGTTCAAAGGGCTGGACGATCCGGAGAAGATCAAGGGCCTCGAATCTTATCAGTACGTGTTTTGCGAGGAGATATCCGAGTTCGATGAATCCGACTTGAAACAGATAAGGAAGCGTCTCCGTGGTCGCAAGGGACAGAAGATCGTAGCTCTATTTAACCCGATATCGGAGGATCATTGGATCAAGAAAAAGATATTTGATACCGAGACATTGACCGAGGTGGACAATCATCTGTACGGGAAGCTCAAGGATAGCGTAACGGGTAAGATACTGCCAAAGGAATATTCCGAGATAGGGAGGAAATGGGTCAATTCCGAGCGGACCATATACAATCCAAGAAAAAAGGCTTACGAGACGCATCGCCCGGATATGGTTATCATCAAGTCCACCTATCTTAATAATTTCTGGGTAGTAGGGTCTCCTGATGGCACGTATGGCTTTTATGACGCTCAGACGATAGCGGATTTCGAGAGGGACAAGGAAAGGGATTACGCTTATTATCTGATATACGCCTTGGGCGAGTGGGGGACGATAAGGACGGGTGGCGAGTTCTTCCACGCCTTCGACCCCGCCAAGCATAAGGGCAAGTGCCCATATGTCAAGGCTCCCGTGCATATATCGATAGATAACAACGTCCTGCCTTATATCTCCATCTCTTTTTGGCAGGTTGAGACCGGGGATATAACGAGGATAAGGCAGATTCACGAGGAAACCCCGTCCGATCCGTTCAACACGGTCACCAAGGCCGCCGAGATCGCCGTTGAATATCTGGAGGGGATAGGGCATGATGATATGGTCTATCTTTATGGGGATGTATCGACCAAGGCCGGAAATACGATAGATGACGATAAGAGGTCTTTTTTCGATAAGTTCAAGGAGGGTATAGACAAGAGATTCCGCAGCGAGGACAGGTTGCCTAGATCGAACCCTTCCGTATCCATGACCGGGGAGTTTATCAACGCAATATATTCTGGAGATATAAAAGACGTGTCCATCATGATCGACGAGAGTTGTGAGACATCAATAAACGATTATATCACCGTAAAGAAGGATGTCAACGGGGCTATGCTCAAGCAGAGGGTAAAGGACAAGATTACGGGTCAATCCTACGAGAAGGCCGGTCACCTTAGCGATGCCAAGCGTTATTTTGTCACGGAGATATTAAAGGATAGGTATACGTCTTTCTCGCTAAGGAGAAGGCACAATAAAAATAAGGAGGAGGATATGAGATATTACGATCACGTAAAATTGGATATATCGAACGCCACGAGGATAGTCTATGTGGCAGTTAATCCTGATGGGCTTGCGGGTATGGCAAAGGTGGCATTGATGGACGGGAAGGCGTACGTTCTGGATGCCTCGTTGAGGGATATCACGGAGACTGGAGTTCTAAGGGATTTCTTGCGCCCTATAGGATGGGGGGATGTCGTGTTTGAGAGCGACAAGGCTTATTTCCCTGTAGCTAGGGAGATAAGGGAGAGCGGGGAGTGCGATATAAGGATAAGGAAGAGGGCTTCCGATGCAAGATTGAGGATATCCGCCCATTCGGAGACCGTGAGAGATCGATTTTATTTTCTCGACAATTACGAGGAGAAGGATGATTATCTGTCGTTTGTCGAGAATATGCTAGATTATGGGGGCAAGGATGGAGGGGAGTCGCTGTGTTGCCTATCCGCTATAGCGGAGATTTTGGTACGAAACAATATTTAAAACGAATATATTATGGGTTTGTTTGATTTTTTCAGGAAAGAGGATAAGGTGGCGAATGTGCCCGATCGTCCTCCAAGGTCGAGAGGACTCGTGGATTTGTCCGGTTATCTGGGGGTGTTCAGCCCCTATACCTGTTCCGGGAATTTTATCGAGGCTTTCGAGACCATGGGAGAGGTCTTTTTCCCCGTGGATTTCTTGGCTAGCAGGATAGCGGGCGGCAATTATCAATTAAAATTGGCGAAGGATGATTCCGTGGTGTTCAATAACGAGGAGATGAACCGTTTTTTTAGCGATCCTAACCCTTTGTTCTCGTTCGAGGATTTGGTTAAGATGTTCTTTGTCTATAAGTATGTGACAGGTAATGGATTCTGGCAGGCCTCCCCGTCTGTAGGGAGGATAAAGCCTAAGGAGCTATGGAAATGGTGCGATACCTATTGGGTCTTGCCAAGTGATCAGGTCGTGATAAACAGCCCGATGTCCATTCCCTTGTTCCTGCCGTCAACAAAGGAGGATATAATCAACAGCTATTGTATTTCCACCAACTCGGGGCTTATGGATATAGACCCGTCTCTGGTCATCCACTATAAGGATATAAATATGCGATTGAATAGCTCATACCTAAAGGGACGTAGCAGGTTGGAGACCCAACGTTATCCTATCGCCAACTTGGTCGCTGTGTACGAGGCAAGGAATGTCATATACGTAAAAAGGGGGGCCTTGGGATTGCTGATAAGCAAGAAATATGACGCTGATGGTTCCCTTCCTCTCACCGACAAGGAGAAGAGAAACATAAGGAAGGAGTGGAACGACAATTATGGCTTGACTAATGACAGGTCCCAAATGAGCATAGTGGATGTTCCTACGGAGTTCGTGAGGATAAACATGTCCATTCAAGAACTTATGCCTTTCGAGGAGACTTTGGCGGACGCTATACAGATAGCCGGTATATATGGTATACCTTCAGTGCTGATTCCACGCAAGGATATGGCCAAGTACGACAATCAGGATATCGCCGAGATCTCCGTTTATTCCAATATCGTTATTCCTGAGGCCCGGAAATTCTGCCGATCGATGACCTCCTTCCTTGGCCTTGATAAGTCCGGCATGTATATAGACGTGGATTTTAGTGGCGTAAGCGTATTGCAAGTACGTGATAAGGATATGGTAGAGAAGAGGCGTATCGTATCGGAGAAATGCCAGAAGGAATTCATGGGAGGCGTATTGACGTTGAATGACTGGAGAGCGCAGATAGGGGAGAGCAAGGTAGGGAACCCCTTGTATGACAAGTTGGTTTACGATATGTCTACCGAGGAATTGGCCTTGGTCAAGGAGATCATATCCTTAGCTAGGTCTGGCGGTCCATCAAGGAGCGTCTCATCCTCTTCTGGAGGGACTTCTGATAACAAAAAACCGTCCGACGAGGGCGATGACGATAGGGGTGATGTTGATGATGATAAAAAATGATTCTATAGTTTTGCTTTTTAATATATTAACCCTATATTTGTAGGACATAACAAATAAAGAAATTAGAGCCTGAGAGCCATACCCGGCGGGAGTCGTATCCTGCGGGGTATGGCTCTTTTTATTTATACCGACATGGAACCGTATAGAAGCATATTATTTAAGACCAAGTCCACGGACGTGGATGAGAAAGGAATAGTCAAGGTGGCCGTTAATGGTATCGGGATAAAGGACAGCGACGGCGATATATCGTCTCCCGGTTCTTTCTCCAAGACGCTCCAAGAGAATTTCAACAGGTGCAAGTGGTTTCTCAACCATGACAAGACCAAGCTTCTTGGCTGCCCTATAGAGGGAGTGGAGGAGGATGGCAATCTGGTCATGACCGGGCAGATCAATCTAAAGAAGCAGATAGGCGTAGAGACGCTGGAGGATTACAAGCTATACAGGGATCATGGCAAGACCTTGGAGCATTCCGTGGGCGTTAGGGCCGTGAAGCGGGATTCCAATAACCCGGCTATCGTTAAGGAGTGGTTCTTGGGCGAGTATAGCACGCTGACCCATTGGGGTGCTAATCCTCAGACATTCTTGATGGATATAAAGGAATTGAGGGGTAGTGACTTGAGAGATCATATAAATATGATGCGTGACGCTTTAAATAAGAGATATAGCGGAGATAAGCTCAAGGCTCTTGAGGCTAACATATCTATCGTAGAGAAAGCGTTGATCGGATCTAATATAGTACAGTGCCCTCATTGCGGGCTGGCTTTCGATTATGAGTCAGTACCGGAACACACGTTGGAGAGCCAAGTGATCGATGCCGTCGGTGACTATTCACGATGGATAACGGAGGATGTGGTATATCAGGAGATGGAAAAGATCAAGCCGGAGTTACAAGACCGTATCTTGGAGATAATCAACTCCAAGAAATCCGTTGATGATTTCGCCTCTTATGTCCGCTGCCCTAAATGTTATTCCAGAATATATAGAAGCAACACCCTTATATCTGAGCCGGAAGACTCCACTCAGATAGAGAAACATAAAGCCGCTAGATGCACTTTAGGGTCTCTAGGTGATCTTATTAATAACAATTAATTAATTTATTTATGTTGAAGAAAGGTTTTTATGAGAATTTAGGAGGTCTCGCTATCATGGCGTTGACCTTGGTGGTTTTTGTCGTTATCGCATGCGTAGGCGATCCGGTCTATGCCTTGGCGGTTGCGCCGGTATTGTCCTTCTCCGGTTTCGCCAAGAAGGAGAGTGAGTTGAGTGACGAGGAGAAACAAACGCTTGGGACTATCGAGAAGATGGTCAACAAGTGTCTGGAGGATTACGGATCTAATGTCATAGACAGGAAGGAGTACGAGGAGACGATGTCCGAGATTAGCGAGAAGCTTAAATCTCTAGGTTCCGGTAATAACAATAAGGAAGTCACGGAGATTCGTGATATCATCAAGTCCATGGGCAAGGAGATTGAGCAAATGAAGGGGCGTGGCATCACCTTGGGGGGGGATAGCCCTCTTGAGAAAAGTATCAATGAGTTCCTTGACTCTGAGAAATTCAAGCAATATGTAGATGGTAAGACGAAGTCCTCCGGGAATTTCCATTTGGATTTGAAGGACGTGGTCAGTATGACGGATAGTTATACGGGCAATATCTTGATCAGTCAGCAGCAAAACAGGGTCGTTACGCAGGTAAGCGAGAAAAAGATCAATTTTCGTAATCTCATGAGCGTCGATCAGGGTGATCCTGCCTTCCCGATGTTGACATGGCAGTTGATCTACGACTTGGATCGTAACGCCACTTTCGTGTCCGAGAACGGGCGGTTATCCCAATCATCCTTCAAGTTAAAGGAGGAGAGCTCGGAGGTTAAGCGTGTCGGTACCTTCCTTTATTTGTCCAAGAGATTGCTCAAGTCTAGGGTATATGTCCGCTCATGGTTGATCAATCGCTTATCCTCATGGGTAAGGATGGCCGAGGATTTCCAGATCATGTTCGGTGATGGAACGGGTGATAACCTGAAAGGTATCACCAAATACGATGGTGTTAAATGCGTATCCGATATCATAACCGACGCGGTTGTCAGCGGAGAGGCCGGATCTATCAAGGGAGCGAGAAGCTACAATGGCGGAAAAGCCACTATCGTGGAGTTTACCAACCCGCAGGACAAGATCGTTGACGGCCAGAAGATCAAGATCGAGGGCGTAACCACATTCACGGACCTGAACGGAACTTTCGATATCCATAAGATGAACGATCGGGAGATCATGGTAGAGGTGGCTTTCACGGCTTCCGGCGTATTCACCGCCGCTACCTTCGAGGTTAAGAATAATTTCTTCAACACCGTCGCATCCCCGAACCTAGGGGACGCTGTCAAGGCTATCTTCGGTGTCATGACGTACGCTGAGTATACCCCGAATATGATCGCCATGAACCCATCCACCTTGTTTGAGATCGAGACCTTGAAGGACACGTCGGGGCGGGATTTGAATCTCGTGACGTTGGTGAACGGCGTGAAGTACGTGGCCGGAAGACCCGTTGTCGAGACCACTTGTATCATGCCGGGGTATTATTTCGTCGGGGATATGGTTAACGGGGCCTCCTTGGTGGATTATACCTCTATCAATATCGAGTTCGCCGATGATATCGAGAGCCGATTGAAAAACCAGACGGCGGTGATCGTGGACGAGGAGGTTATCATGCCGGTATACAACCCGTGGGCGTTCGCCTATGGCAAGTTATCCGACGTATTGACCGCTATCAAGAAATCCTCTTAATACATAATGACATGAGGGTTTCTATAATTATAACGGGTGAGGAGATGGAGGTCGACAAGGTCATTCAGGAGAATTCCATACGAAAGGAGCTTGGCATGATCGATATATCCTCAAAGACCCCGGTTGGGACAAGAAAGGGAATCCCGGACACGGATACCAAGACATCCGTCTTCGGGGACTCGAAAATGTCACTTGATAAAGATAAATAGCGATGATAATAGACAATGCGTACTTCAAGGGAGACCTTAGGATACAGGGACTCGTGATACCGGAGGACGGGGGATTCTCCAATGAGGCTTCCAATGCCATATCGGAGAACGTGGTATGGTATATCGAGACCTACGGGGACGAGTACCTCGTCTCGCTCATGGGAGGATATTATGACTCATTCGTCGATTACGCCGATAATGGCAGGAAGGGAAACGACATGTTTGATTATATCCTAGGGATATTGAGATCGGATAGGTCTCCCATGGCTATGTATGTCTATTTTCATTACCAGAGAAACGAGACGCTAATATCCGTATCCTCCACGTCCGATGACGTGGACGTGAGGCGGATATTGGCGCATACCTCAAGGATGATGACCCAAGCTTGGAATAATATGGTGGATATCAACATCGGGATATCGGATCGCATAAGGGAGTCTTTCAAGGAGGACATGGATATTGACAGGAATATATTGACCCATATAAATGAGATGAATATATGAATGTCTTGGTGGATATATTCAGGGATATCGTCGCTGGCGTTTCAAAAGACGTTGGGTATATGGTCAATTACCAATTCGGTGATTGGCAATATATGGCCAAGACGCTTTCCGCCATGGGGAAGGCACCCGTAACGGCGGGAAGGAAATATCCTATGATAGGGTTATATTCCCCGTTCGACGAGGACAAGTCCAACCCTTCCTTAACGTCCGTGAGCCTTTCCTTGATAATAGCCGTGAATACGTTGGGGAATTATACCAATGAGGAGCGATTGGAGAAGTCCTTCAAGGCTACGTTGTATCCGGTTTATGACAGCCTTATAAGGAGGATATCCAACGATCGCAAGTTTGATATAGGCCCCGGGGCGATAGTATCCCATGTGAAGACCGATAATTTCAGGTATGGAAGGGCTGGCGTGTATGGCGAGGGGAAAAGCGAGTTCGACGATCGCATAGACGCTATTGATATTAAGGATTTAAGATTAAATGTAAAAAATATAACATGTAGATAATTATGGCAGTAAAAATGTTCAGGGACTGCGGTTCCGAGATTTTCAATACCGGCACGAGCAAGTGTCCGTTCGTTCCCGACTATATCAAGGCGATCATACTCACTCCGGTAGGTATGACGTTCAAGATATCCGATTTTGACACGAAGCTGGGAGAGTACGCCCACGCCGACCGTCCGAACCGTGTCTATCCGATCTCGACGATCGCTGAGTACGCCACTTCCGGAGGCGAGGCCCAGACATCCGCTACCGGTTATGGCTCGTCCAAGATCACGGGTTATAGCGAGCTTGTCGAGACTTACACGATGAACGATTATGACGAGGGCTTGCGAACCAATCTCATGAAGCTCAAGAACGAGAGCATGAGGGTGATCTTCATCGACAAGAATAATGTCGTATATGGCGAGAAGACCGATACGGAAGGTGATTTCAGGGGATATGAGCTCGGTGCCGTTTATCCGGGCGGGCAGAGGTTCAAGAGTTCCGGAGAGAACGCCTCGCTTACGATCAACCTTGTTTACAAGGACGTTGAGAAAGCTTGGATGAACGCCATATCTTTCACCAGCGATATCGATATCTTGGACGAGGCGAAGGGGTTGGTCTGGGTGGATGTCAAGAAATTGGCTACAGGCGAGAATAAGTACAAGGTCGTGGAGCATTATGGAGGTTTTGACTTGACAGAGATGTACGGTACGCTATTAGGTTCCTCCTCCGTGTGGAATAACGTGACAGCCGCCACGTATAATCCCGATGACGGCACGTTGTCTCTTACCCCGTCCTCCGGTACTCCCGCGCTCAAGAGGCCATCCGAGCTATACGCCGAGGACGTTAAAGGTATAGAGCAATGGTCATAAACGGGGTATCGTTCAATGATGAGGCTTGCCTCGGGATGGGAAGGAAGGCTTTCGTGAAGGCTCACGAGGGATCTTTCTTCCTTGACCGGGGAATGGCGGATCGAAGGAGGATACTATGTGACGCTTATGATATAATGGAGAGGAACCATGGGGACGATAGCGGGAGTGGCGAACGCCGTGAGGACGCTGGAGAAGAACTTCTGGCCGGAGGTTACGAACAGCTTGAGGGAGAGCGAGGGATTGATCCATGACTTGATCACTGATCAACTCATGTCCGGGCTAGACGAGAACAAGGAGCCTTTGAAGCCTACTTATCTGGATGACCCGTATTTCGTGGAGACCACGAAGACCCCGAAGGCGGCGAGGGCCAAGGCCAGATGGTACAAGGCGATGAAGGAAAGCATAACCCCGCCTAGGTCCTCCGACATACTCCATCTACCGCCACGGGACCCTAACACCCCAAACCTTATCATACGAGGCGATTACCACGCCAGTATAACGCCGATCGTGCAAGGCGGCAAGGATGGTGGCAAGATAGTCACGAGATCCATCGGTTTCTATGCCGGTGACGACGCTTTAGAGAAGAAATACGGCCCCGGTCATCTGGGTTTGACCCCGGAGGCTAGGGCTTATTTGATTGAGGAGCGGGTTGTTCCCGCGTTGGATAAGTTATTCAAGAAATACGGGTTCAAATGATAAAGCCGTGCAATTGCGCCTCGCAGAACAGGGCGATGGCCACATACGAGAACATAAGGAGGCTGGCTATCAAGATGGCCGCTTCCGATAAACGCATTTACGTGCTTATCCGTAAAATGGATGGCACGTTTGCCTTCGAGCCTATGAACGCTATAGAATCAAAGGGAAAGATCGTTGAGTATATTCATTATCTATGAGATATTATTAAAGACAATAAGATATGGCTAAAAAAAATGTTACTATATATCAGCACAGGGATATTAACGGGAATCCGGTGGCTAACTTGACTCCTGAGAACGCCGTCTATGATAAAGACGGGAAGCGTCTTGATTACAAATTGGCAGGAATGGATATAGACAAAATAAAGGAGGCACAAGACGAAGCGTTGGAGTCTATAGCTGCCGCAGAGGAAAGCATGACCAAGAATATAGGCCTAGACACGTACCCTGTCTTCTCCGATACCAAGCCCTACGTAAAAGGCGAGATCATTAATTACGGCGGTCTCTTGTACGAGTTCACGGCTGATCATGAGGCGGGGGCGTGGATTGGCACGGACGCGAGGGAGACGAGTTTGAGGGAGGAGGTTAAAGAGGGGATGATGCGTAAATTTTTAGCCGACAAATCAATTATAGGAATGGTTAATATAGACATTAACCACTTATACAATATTCCTAAAAATGATAATGGAGAAAATGGGAAATATATATTTGATCCTGCTCAAGAATACGATTCGGGCTGGATTGTCATCCCGGAATATGGCGGCAAAATGAGCATTAGCGGCGCAACGATTCACCGTGTAACGTTCTTTAATGACGTATTGCCGTTGGGTTCGAATTTCATTAGTTCGGTTACGTCCGGTTTTACGAACATCAGAATCCCCGATTACGCAAAATTGGCACTTGTTACGTTGTTACGTTCCGCAAATCCGGAGGGCTACAAAAACTTGATCGTAACCCAACCCGGTGGCGCGGCAATGCGTATGGAGTTGGAAGAAACGCGAAAACAGTTGAAAGAACGTTTGTATAAAAATCGTTCATTTTCCGGTAAAGTAGATATTGATAACGATATGTTGGTTAATATTGGCTCGGGCGGTACAGTCGTTTATATTCCCGATGCTGAATTTAATACTGCGTTTGTCGATATTTTAGACGGTAGCCAGTATTTAGAAGTAACAGGGGCAAATATTCTCCGTGTTGCGTTTTTTCGAGATTATGAGATAAACACGGAAAATTATATTGGTAGTAAGGTTGACCGTATCGTTATTATTCCGGCTAATGCTGTTATGGCGACAATTACTTTACGCAAGGCAGACAACCCGGACGGCTTGAATGATTTACGAGTATTACAGAACGGAACCGCCCCAAGTAGTTTGCGTTTGTTTCAAGATACGGGCGAATTATTTACAGAGAAGAGCCTGTATTTTAGCCGTACCGGGAAACCGCTTACAACGGCGGCATATCTAACAACAACACCATATTTGCCAATTTCCGGACGTGATGATATTATAGTTAAGGGTGCCAATAACGCGAGTGTTCCGGTTATTACGTTTTGGGATTCGCATTATAATTTTATCGCACCGATATCGCAAACTGATACTGTCATAAATCGAGTGTATAAGGTTTCTGCGGCAGATATCCCGGCTGGGGCAAAATATATTCGTTGTACCCGCAATGATGCCAACGAGGAAGATACGCACGATAGTTACGTTGTAGGGTTGAATATTGCGGCTTTGCTCACGATGCACGACCGGATAACGCCTAAATACAAGGAGGTAATAACCGGAAAGAACCTAATTAATCCGTCTAACCTTTTGCGTGGCGTTACTTATTCAGCTTCAGACGGATTAATTACTACACCCAACGGAATATTGAGCAACAAATTAAGGCTATCGCCGGGAACCTACACGATTAAAGGGGTTACTCCTTATCATGGTGTACCAACAGTTGTACGTATTTTGCGATTCAACGATAAGAATGAAATGGTTTATGGTGATGGGATTGAATTAATAGATGGTGTCGGACAATATACCGTAACCTCTAAAGGTTCGCCAAACGGTGGGAATCTTTATATTGATCATTGGCGCATTGTTTTACAATTTGATACGCTTGAAATATTTGACCCAAATATTGCGCAATTTGAGAAAAGTGATATTGCCACGGATTTTGAGCCATGCCAAACAAAGCTAGTCGAAAATCCTGCTTATAAATTAACACCCCGAATGGCGTTTATTACTGGCGCAAGCTCATCAATTCCGGGAGCGGGTTACTTCGAAACAGCTTGCGAAATGTTGGGATTTTCGCACAGAAACGTTGCGATATCCGGAGAAAGTGTTATGCAGCACGCTACAAAGGCATGGAGGGGTTTAATATATGAATCGGATGGACGTATGATTGATAATATAGACGATAGTGGTAAATTTGTCGGATTATACACTTTTGAGGAGCTGGAGAATATAGATATATTCGTTACAAGCCATATTCATAATTATGACGTTTCGTTTAGGGGAAAAGAGTTTGAGAGAGTAGAAACAACGTTCGGTTATTATGATAAAACCGGGATTTTTTTTCCGTCTGGCTCATGGGCATTAGACAAATACAATTTATCGCCTAATGATACTAAATTGATTGTAAATACCATTACAACCGGGAGTTCGACGCCGCACGCCATGTTTTTTGACCGCAATAATAATTTTATTAGCGGAGATATTATTTTTGACTCGGCACCAACTGCGACAACACCCGTTATTGACCGTAAAATAGATGTTCCCGAAAATGCGGCGTATGTGTTGATCAAACGTTTATATTTTCCGGACTCAATTACAACGGTGCGGGGCGTGGGTTATGGCATTTTGCAAAAAAACGTGGCCGAATATGAGGCAAAAGGGTATGACGAAAACAACGACCCGTTGACGGTTCCGATGGATAAGAAAAATTTAACTCAACGTATTGTACCGTACGGCGGTGATGGTGCAGCGGGCCCACAATTGACAAATAATTTGTATGACGAACGATATGCGGCGGGTTATGATTATCTGTTGAAAAAGTATGCGTTAGATTGCTACAATTTGAGATTGAATCCGGAATCAAAGTATTACGGTACAAAGAGTGGTAAACCTGTTATTATTGTATGTACGACCCAATGGAATGATGCTTACGTGCGCTTCAACGAGGGTATTAAAAAAGTCGCAAAACGCCACGGGGCAATAGTTGCCGACATAGCGAATAATGTGGGATTCAGTTACAGGCAAATAGACCCCGAAAATCCAGACTCAATCCGTTGGAGCTCGTTACATTGTAATAATGCCGCTTATGGTGGTTCGGGCGATACGGAAACGGTACCTATACATGGCGTAATGTATACGGGTATGGGTTGGCACCCAACGGAGAAGTGGGATGAATATATACAATTGAAAAGGGCGCAAATATTAGCGGACGCAATGAGATTTGCGACGTATAACAATAGCGATTTCGGGCAAATAATATAGATTTTTAAACAAACATCATGTACCGCTACCTCTCCTACATATCCGACCTCGCAAATTGGGCCAAGTCCATCGCCATAGCCGCCGTTGTCACGGCGATGGACTTCGTGTCACCGGCAGGGGTATGATGTATGACAATGTTGTCAAACATCCTAGGATTCTTGTGTTTTGTCATATGATTTCGTAACATTGTGATGTTAACTTTAAAATGAAAGCTTATGAAACCTTATGATGTAGATGAAGCCATGGATGTTATAGAGAACGGTGGCGAGTATGGGACTTTTTACGCTTATGATGATATAAGGGAGAATGACATTCAAGAGGCGCATGATACCTTGGAAGGAGAGGGTTATAGCCAAGATTGTTACGGAAATTGGAGCAAGGATTGATTTCTTTGTTCGTCTTTAGTGAAGGAGACGATCCGAATTTGTGTTCGGGTCGTTTTTTTATCCTTAAATAGATGCATGATAGTTTATTATTCCTATATTTGGGGATAATATAAAACAGATAATTTAGAGCCTAAGAGCCATACCCGATAGAGTCACGTCTATGGGGTGTGGCTCTTTTTGTTTATGATTAAAGCTAATTTTATGGGATCATATTACACGACATGCGATGAGATACCTCTATGCAAGTTCATAGAGATGTACAAGGGAAATCTTAACGCCCTTATAAAAGGAGGGAGGACCAAGCCCACCGATGGGGAGTTAAGGAAAGCGGCGATGGGGCTTATCGACGAGTATTCCGTTATAACCGGAAACAAGAATATCGCTATCGAGATAGAGGATCGGTCAAGGGCGGTGGATTGCAATATCAAGCTTATCCTGTTGGAGTCAGCGGATCATTTGATAGACGCTATGATGTACGCTGATGCTTCGGATATTCTTGGCAGGGTAGGTATCCGCATGCCGGAGGAGCCGGGAGAGCAAGACCTGATCGTCGCTAAAAAGAGAATCCAGTCCAAGATGTCGCAGGTGAAATATAGCCTGAGCGTTCTGGATAGGAACAAGTCTAAGGTGGTAGACCCCAAGGATAAAGATTTCACCCGTGAGAGGATGATCGTGTCCACCTATTTCAAGATGCGTATCGATCCAGACACGTTCACCGCGGCCGAGTACGGGAATATGATAAGGATTATGTTTAACCAATTAGAGGATATTAGGAATTATGGCGGGAAACGAGACTAAGATCACTGATATAGTAGGGAAAGAGGCGTTTGATCAACTGGAGCGTCTGGATAGGAAATTAGCGGATACGCAGAATGTCTATATCGGGTTGGTAAAAGAGATAGGGAAAGGGTTGACGATAAATCCCTCAAGCTTGTCAGAGTTGAACGCCAAGATCGAGGAGTACAAGAAAAATGTATCAGCGCTTAAAAGCACGATTGACACTCTCAATAAGACCAATGACCAGTACAAGAGAAAGATTGATGAGCTGATAGAGGTTAACAAGAGATATGCGGAAGCGGCTGGGAAAGTTCAAAATAGTTTAGATCAATCATCCTCTTCCATGGCCAAGGAATCAAACGCTATCTCGGAGAACATGAAAGCCAAGCAACAAGAGGTTGTCATAAGTCAGGAATTGAAGGGACTCATTGACCAGACATTGGGATCTAGGGAGGAGAATATACGCAGGGTCGCTCAAGAAAGGACGATATTGGCCCAACTATCCAAGGAGAAAAGCCAATTGAATAAAATGGAGAAAAGCGGGGCTATCTCAACTAAAGATGCCGTGCAAAAGAGGCAGGATCTGGTAAGGGCAGAATTGCTTCATCGAGAATCCTTGAGAGAACTGTTGAACATTCTTACGAATGAGACAAAAATGATCAACTCTGCCAACGATAGTTATCAAGAGCAATCGTTGCAATTGGAGAGGCTGAGAAAGGCGTATCGGATGCTTTCCACGGAAGCCGCTAACAGCAAGTTAGGAGTAGAGTTGCAAAAGAATATAGCGGCTTTGGACACTCAGGTAAAATCTGTTGATAAAAGTCTGGGACAGCATCAGAGAAACGTGGGTAATTATGTCTCCACATGGGATGGAATGGGAAACGCAATCAATCAATTAACCCGTGAGTTTCCCGCATTCTCGGTATCTCTACAGACCGGCTTTCTCGCTATCTCTAACAATATCCCTATATTGGTCGACCAAATATCTCGGATAAGGAAGGAGAACGCCGCCTTAAGGGAGGAGGGATTGAAAGGTGTTCCCGTGTGGAAGCAGATAGCTAAGTCCGCTTTGTCTTGGAATACCTTGTTGTCGGTTGGTATAACTCTACTTACCGTATATGGTAAGGATATCTTTGAGTGGGGTAAAAACTTATTGTCATCCTCTAGCTCGGCTAAGGCCGCTTCGGAAGCCCAGAGAGACTTGAATTCATCCACCGGGGATTATGCCAAGGCTTTAAAGAACTCGACATCATCATATGGGGAGAATCTTGTAACATTACGCAACCTGCAAGCGGAATGGAATAATTTAGGAGATAATCTCAATAAGCAGAAGCAGTTTATCATTGATAACGCCTCTGAGTTTAAGAAATTAGATGTGTCAGTTACGGATGTTAATGACGCTGAGAATCTGCTAGTAGATAATACGGATGCTTTTGTTAAAGCAATGGCTTTGAGAGCGCAAGCAACGGCTGCGCAAAAATTAGCTCAAGAAAAATATGCTGAGGCTTTACAAAAAAGGATTGAAGCCGAAAATCTACAAAAAAAAGCAGATGAGGCAAGAGAAAAAGGGCAATATGCGGCTACGGCTGTTATGCAAGATACTAGATTTGGCGTAAAATCAGTGAAAGAACTTGCTGAGGAGAATGCGAAGGCTATAGAAGTGGATGTTAAATCTTTGAATGATCAAGCTGATGCTCTTGATGAGGCAGGATTCGCTTATTTCAACTATAACAAAAAGCAGATGGAAGCCGCAAGGAGTGAATTAGAGAGCGCAGGTATAAGAGAATCCTCTAACGAGGAGAAACTTAAACGACAGCAGGAGCAAATAGAACGAGAGGCCAAGCGTAGGGAGAAATTAGAGATGGAGGCCGAACGGAATATTCAGGAGGCTCGTCTTAATGTGATGGATGAGGGGTATAAGAAAGACCGTCTTCTCTTGGAGCAATCTTTCCAAAAACGTATCGATGACGTAAAGACGAAAGGCGTAAGGGTTAATGAGCAAATAGAGGCTATTGAGGCTGAGAGAAGCAAGAAGTTGGCGGAATTCGATCGTAAGATCTCGGAGCAAAGAGCTAATGAGGAGGCTCAAAATCGTCTTGCGATTGCAGAAAAGGGAAGTTTGCAAGAGCTTGACGCTCGCTTGGATATATTGCAACTACAAAAGGATAAAGAATTAAGAGAGGCGGACAAAACAGGCCAAGACAGGGCGTTGATAGAGGAAAAGTATCTAAAGCAAATAGAGACTCTATACAATGATTACGGAAAACGTCTTATGTCTACGGAGCAGTCTCAGAACGAGATACTCCTTTCTCAAAGACAGATAGAGATAAACGAAGAGCTTAATGCCTTGACTAAACAATATGAGCAAGGGATTATCAAGAAAAAAGAGTATGAGAAACAGAAATCGGATCTGGAGCATCAGTATGCTATGGAGTCATTACAAAGTCAATTAAGTATACTTGAATCAAATCTTTATTTGTTTGAAGGCGATGAGAGGCTAGAGAAAGAGAAGGAGATCGCTCGCCTCCGTGTTCAGTTATCTAAAGAGACCAGCGATAAAATCATAGAGGATGCCAAACGAGAGGAAGAGGGGCGAAAAAAAGTAGAACAGGCTAAAAAGCGCTTGATACAAGAATCGATCTCTGCTATCATATCAATCGGTAATTCATTATTCCAACGTCAAATAGATAATGTAGATGCGGAAATAGAGGCCAACCAAGAGGAGTATGACGCTAAGGTTGAGACTATAGACGCTCTTGCCGAGAAAGATATAATAACGACAGAGGAGGCCGAGGCCCGCAAGCGTGCGGCGGAGGAAGAGACCAGCCGCAAGAACAAGGAACTGGAGAAGAAAAAAGCTGAGTTGCAGACTAGACAGGCCAAGTTCCAGAAGTCTATAGATATAGCTCAGACTATTGCGGCCACGGCACGGGCGATAATGGTAGCTTACAAAGAAACGGGACCTATCACTGGAGCTATCTTTGCAGCTATGATAGCGGCTACCGGAGCCGTGCAACTCGCCACGATCATAGCCCAGCCCATCCCCAAATACGCCCATGGTACCGACAATCACCCCGGCGGTCTGGCAATCGTTGGCGATGGAGGCCGTAGCGAGGCGGTATTGGTAGGAGATAAAGCGTACATTACCCCGGATAAGCCCACCCTGCTGTCATTGCCTGCGGGAGCCGAGGTCGTTCCGGATCTCAATGATCCGGCCTTCCTTAGCCGCTTCGTGGATAACACGTATTGGCTTACACACAATAAGAAAGGCGAGCCGGTTCAGATCGTCAATAATTTTGACACTGAAGGGATAATCAGAGCGAACCAAAGGATTGAAGCCGCTATTTATGATTTAGGGAGAACTATCAAGAGATCTAACGATGACGCTGCTTTTCAAGAGTATAAGCGAAGAAAAATGCGGGAATAGTTTTTGATATACCGAATCCTTTTATTATATTTGCTGGACATACAAGAAGACAGTAGAGCCTTAGAGCCATACCCGATAGAGTCACGTCTATGGGGTATGGCTCTTTTTGTTTTTACTGGTCAGCCTACCACAACAGGCTAGGAAGATTTTGGGCGACAGCGGTCGCTAACAGCCTCCTTGATACGATGTGTTGTGGCTCGTGTCGGGGAGGCTTTTTCATTAAGAGGTGCCGAAGTAATCAAAATAACAAAGTCGTTTTGATCTTATGGCTAAAATTGCGGGAGAAAATATTTTGAACAATTAAAATTTTAAGATATGGAAGCAATTAAAATTTTTGAGAACGATCGTTTCGGTGAAGTGAGAGTAGCCGGGACAAGTGAGAACCCTTTATTTTGCCTTGCGGATGTTTGCAAAATTTTAGGATTACGTGTAGACGCTGTACAATCAAGACTGACGGATGCCCCCATTCGGATTGGGGTCACCGATTCAATCGGTAGAGAACAGCAAATGAATTTTGTCAATGAAAAGAATCTCTACAAGGTAATCATGCGATCCGACAAGCCGCAAGCCGAACCATTCCAAGACTGGGTATGCGGAGAGGTTCTCCCTTCCATCCGTAAACATGGAGCGTATATGACAAACGACACATTGGAGAAAGCCTTGACCTCGCCCGATTTCTTGATCCAGTTGGCCACAAACCTTAAAGAGGAACAACAAAAGCGTATCGAGGCCGAGCGGAAAGTAACTGAGGCCGCTCCCGCCGTGGCTTTCACGAAGGCCGTTCAATCAGCGAACAGTTCCTGCCTGATCGGTGAGCTCGCCAAGCTGATCGCTCAAAACGGATATTCTATTGGGGAGAAAAGGTTGTTCGCATGGATGCGTGACAACGGATATCTCGGAAAGCATGGTGAGAGATACAATATCCCTAACCAGCAATACGTGGAGCAAGGCTTGTTCGAGTTGAAGAAAGGCGTAAGATCTGGTAATAACGGGGTGTTACATACTACTATCACGCCGAAGGTCACCGGAAAAGGGCAAGTTTACTTCGTGAATAAGTTCTTAGGAAATAAGGAAGCTTGTTAATAAATAAAATAGGCTCATGAAGACGAATCAAGAGATGATCCGGAAAATGGGTGATTTTAATGTTGCCCAGCGGACAAGTGACGGATTCTTTAATGCAAATAGTTATTTGCGCAGCATTAATGGTTCTTCTGATTACGATTCAGATATAGATGAATATCTGGAGCAAAGTATGTTTAAGGATTTTGTATCTAAGGAAAATGGTATTACTTATATGCCATACTTTGTATTTGTAGATTTCTCATCTTATATTAAAAAAGGATTTGATTTATGTGCATTCACCCTATGCATGACTGACGAATGGAGAGAAAAGAAGGGAATTGTAGGGGAACATTCTAATCAAGCAATATAGAATATTTTTAATAGCTAAAAAACTTAATAATATGGATAGTTTAGTATTTAAAGGCAATAATGGGCAAGTTGTTACTAATAGCTTGCTAGTGGCAGAGAAGTTTGGGAAAAGACATGCCAATGTTATTCGTGACATAGAAAAACTACTTAATACAGAGGATAAAGAACTAAACTCAAAAATGAGTTTAGCCTTTGTTATAGATACTTATGAGGATTCTACCGGGAAAAGTAATCCTGTATACATTATGAATAGAAAAGGATTCTCTATCCTTGTTATGGGATATAACGGGATTAAGGCTCTAAGGTTTAAGAATGATTTTTATGACGCTTTCGAAGAAATGGAGAAAGCGTTGAAAGAGCAAAGCAAACCTCTTTCATCCGCACAGATGTTTGCCATGCAAGCTAACATCAACTTGGAATATGAGAACAGGATATCCAATGTGGAAAAACGAATAGAAGCGATAGAACAAGAACGAGAAGAAAATGGAAAACTCCTTTTGGCTATTCCTGTTTCAACGGAAAAGATACCGGAAATGAGTTTAAGAGATAAGATCAGACAGATGGTTAATAGATACTCTTCCGCCCATAATGTGAAACAACAGGATGTTTGGCGCAAGATATACGATCAATTGTACTATCTATATCATATATCTATTCGTAGCTATAAGAAGAAAAACGGAGAGTCTAATTTGGATATCGCTGAGAAGCATCGTTTTATTGAGTATATCTACAATATTATCTCCAATATGATCAGAGAGAAAGGGGTTGCTTGATTATTATGGTTGCTCAAACAAAATATAGACATGATTTGATTTAGTTTTCATAAGCCCCCTCATGTCGTGAGACAGCAAGGGGATATATGTTTAATCGAAATATTCATATTGCTCTGTAAAAGCATCTTGGATGTCATTTATCAAATTAGGATTGTTCTCTAATTCGATTTTATTAACCATTAAGTATGCGCTTTTATCTTTTAGTTCTGTATGTAGAAAATATTTATCAGAAAAATTGGTTGCCATAATCTTGCTATAAAAACGGAATCTTTTGGTATTATCAATTCCCTCTTCGTCCAAATTAGAGCCTATAAATCCAAAGGATGCATGATCATCTTGATGGTATATGTCAAGCATTATGTTTATACATGTATGTATTATCGTTCTAGGCTCAAATGTGCTAGATAGTATATTATACTTTCTTTTACTGTGTCTATGATTTTTTAAATGGAATTTTATAGCATAAACATTATAATCATATAATTCCACCCAGACCCAATAAGTAAGATTAGATTTGGTAGATTTAAATGAATATAGTCTTTTAGATAAAAGATGTCCAGACTTTCCTTCGAAATTCTGGACAAACCTATAAGGGTAATAAAAACTCATTTCAAATCATATAAGGATAAATGTCAATTCTTCTATCAAGTAACTCTTTAGACGTAAGGGATCTGAACTTTACTTGGGTATCCTTCTTTTCTGAAGCTGCGGTCACAATTTTGCTATTAACATCTTTGGGCCGCATGTCCTTACTGTTTTTGACTGTGCCCATATTCATTCATCTTTGTTGTTTTCGACACAAAGATGAGATAAACTGGATAACAAACAAAATTTTTTTAGCTAAAAAAACTAACAAATATTAAATATGATGGTAAATCTTTGATTGTTAATAATGTATGGCTTTTTTATTAGGCTAATAGGTCTGTTTAAAAACACTGCTTAGCCAACAAATGTGGCAATCTCATAAAAATCCCCTCCAGAGCCTTTTGGGTGGAGGGGATTTGATGGTGTTATTTTTTTATTGCCATTCCATAAGCCCTAATCTCTAATCTTCCGTTTTCAATAATAGAAGTATTGAATTTCAATCCTATAATTCCATTTGCTCCAATTTTTTTACTTTCATTTACTAATTGGGACAATGCGCCTTCATAGTTTGCTGAAATATAATTTGTTTGATTTTTTCCAAAATTTGGATTATAAATTTTACTTCCATCTGAAAGAGTCTTTGTGTATGATTCTTTTTCAGACTTGTTTTTGTCATATCCCGAAATAGAGACTCCTATCACAGACCCTATAGGTTCATAATTAAAACTTACAGAAGGTGCCTCAGTTAAGAAAAAACCTTGTGATGTATAACTTGAATAATCTAGCGAATATCCATATTCTGAATATTTAACAGTTGTACAAGAACTGATTAAAATAGAAATTAAAGTAAAAAAAAACGTTTTCTTCATTTGATATTATAAATTTAATAAATTATAATCCCGGAATTTGTATTTGAAAGTCATAACTGCCATGATGATTGCCGCAAAACAAACTGCCTTTATCTGTGTTATTCTTACATCCTATTTTGACACATGTCTGATTAGTCTTTTCCCCGTTCATTTTTTTATATAAATCCTTTTTAAGTTCAATGATATATAGATCTTTTTTGGAGTCTATATAATTTATAATCAAGGATTTCTTATTCTTATCAAAACTGCCAAGATATTCCCCTGTGAGATTATTTATAATAGAGTCATTAGACATTTTTCCTATAAAACCTAGCCTTATGGCCTTATCTTCTTTTTTATTTGCCATTAGCACGATAAGATCTTCCAATATTAACGCTCCTGCAAGACCGTCGTATTGAACTTCATGATTATTGTTTACCACTGAGATAATACCGTATTCTCCTTCTGTAGGGAAATTAGTATCTATTGGATTTAAAGGATCGTCCTTCGAACAAGAGCATACCATTAAAGCTATACAAATTATAGCAAACAATATTTTCTTCATGACTTGATTTAGTTTAATTAATGATGTGACAAAGGTAGATAATAATGTTAACAAAAGAAAATGGTATAGGGGGAAATTACATGTTCGATAACATATTTCTTAATTTAAGTAGTACAAACCTTGTCTACCTCTTTTTCCCGAACAACTCGGAATGACTACCAATTCTAAGCAAGTCGATTATTTCTCCGTCAATCCAAATAAGAAGAAAATCTCCTTCTATATGGCATTCCATACACCCTTTATACTCACCTTTCAACATGTGAGGTTTGTATTCTTGTGGAATCGGATGGTCATTTATAAGTAGATTTGCGATATATTCAAAAGCTGCGATTTTTTTGGGGAATTTCTGAATACGTTTGAAATCTTTCTTAAACTGGCTTGTTGGGTGTAATTTCTTTTTCACTTCATTAATTCCTCCATCAAGCTATCCACGCTGTCGAACGTTTCTTTATTCTTGGTCGTGCGTGCTTCCCTTATAGCCGCTATCGTTTCCTCGTTTGGCTCGGAGTATACAGCGTCCATCAAGGTGCTCTCTACAAAATTATTCAAACTCCTGTTCGCTTTCTTGGCTTGCTCCTGCAAGACTTGCAACAAGTCTTCACGTAAACGGAACGAGGTTTGTTTTCTTATTACTGCTTCCATATTACTTCTGTATTATATTGTATCGCAAAGGTAGTGCATTGTATGCAGAAAACAAACTTTCATGATTTTTATTTTGAGATCATTGAAGATAACATCATTCCACCTTTATCTTCAATGGATGTCCGCAATTAGGGCACTTATACCCACCATCAATCTCTTTTTGCACTTCGGAAGGGGAAACAAACAATTGCCAAAAAGGAACGTTTAAGGCTGTGGCAATCGCATTCAGTGTATTTGCTGATGCTTCCTGTTTTCCATTGATGATATTATACAAACTTACACTTGACAAACCTATAACAGATGATAATTCTTTAGCTGTCAATCCTTTTTCTGAAAGAATGTCTTTAATTCTATTTTCCATAAGCCAATACTTTATATGATTACACCGCAAATATAATGCGATTCTTTTTATTTGCAGCTATTGTATAAAGAATAACATTACTAAATAGTGTTAAATGCAATGTAATTCTTTATTTGATTATTGTTGCATATAAAGTATTGCATTATATTTGCATCATCAAAATAAAACAACAGTACAATGGCAACACAGAAATATAACAAGAGTGAGATCATGAAAGACGCATGGAGATTATTCAGACTTTACCGAAAATTCTCTTGGTCTTTTGGCAAGTGCCTTTCTATAGCATGGGATAATGCCAAGATAGAGATAAAAAATAATGAGGCCAAGGCCAAGAGATTGGCAGAGGAAGAAGCTAGACGCATCGAGTATCGCAAGCATGTTGTCTTATCTCATGTCGGTATGGCTAGCCTTTACGGTAACAGGGTTTATTCGGGTGATTGATAACTATACATTAATAATATAAGGATATGGAAACGATAGAGGTATTGAAGAACGTACAAAGGATTGCGTTGGAGTGTATGATCGGAAAGAAACCGGTACATATAAACGTAGGCGTAATGCCGGAGACGGGCGGTTTATGCGTCACCGTACAAGACAGGTCTCACGAGGTGGTCTACATGGAGATATTCAATGACTGGATGCCGGATCACAAGGAATGGAATAAAAAGACCTACGATAGGTTTATGAGCGTGATAAGCGACATGACTTGCGTAAGGCTTGCGGGATAACTCGAACGATGGGGAGAGGATCGGAAGTAGGTGGTTAAGGGATTAGAAGAATGGCCTTGCCGGGGTTCGATTCCCAGACCGCTACAATCAGTCAAGGTAAATCCCCGAAAGCGGAAGTGACTGAGCCGCTAACGGGGATATTTTTTAAGAATATGAAGCGTTCAAAATTACAAAAAAATTGAATACTAAATAAATTGATAAAAATATGATTTTTGATTTGCATATGTTGAAAATAGTTCTCACCTTTGTGGTGCTACAACTTACTATTAATAAAGCCAGTGGGATTTTTTATGCCCATAAGGGAACTTATATAAAAATATATAAGCAGGCAATATCCGTGTATCATCGCCCAATGGCAATGGTAGGTTGTAGCAGACTTGGATATTTGCCTGCTTTTTCATTTAATATCAAATAATTTCATTTCATGCTACAACCAAATGAAATCTATTTGAACGGGAATAATAGTACCGTAAAAATAGCGTACGCTAACGAAACGAGCGAAGTTCAAGTATTCAACTCTCCATTGTTTGGGGATATCCGTGTTATAACAGACGAAAACGGGAATCCGCTTTTCTGCGCATCTGATGTATGTAATCAACTCGGTTACTCAAATGGAAGAAAAGCGGTACAAGATCATGTCGATATAGAGGATGTAACGAAACGTGACACCCTTACAAAAGGAGGATTGCAATCAATGACTTACGTTAATGAAAGCGGCCTTTATGCCTTAATTCTATCAAGCAAAAGACCAGACGCTAAATCTTATAAAAATTGGGTTACAAAAGATGTTCTACCAACCATTCGCAAAACAGGAAGTTACCACATTCAACACCAATACCCAGTGCCTCAATCCTACGGGGAAGCACTGATGTTAGCCGCACAGCAACAGATGCGAATAGAGGAGCAGCAGAAGAGGCTAGAGCAAAAGGATGAGGAGATAACGGAGTTGAGAGCGGAGAACGTGGAACTACAGCATCAAAGCGAGTATGCCCGTTTTATCCTCCAGAGCAAGAAGACCGTTCTTGTCACCCAGATAGCGCAGGATTATGGAATGACAGCCATAAGATTCAACGCCTTGTTGCGTGATCTCCGCATACAACGAAAGGTCAACGGGCAATGGATATTGTACGGGGAGTATTTAGGTAAGGGCTATGTCCATAGTGCCACTCACAACTACACTCATTCCAACGGCAGCCCGGACGTGAGCCTTAATACCGAATGGACTCAGAAAGGACGCTTGTTCTTATATGAGGAGCTAAAACGAAACGGCATTCTTCCATTGATCGAGAGATCAGACAGAAACTAATTGATACACATATATTATTGAGGTACGATATAAAGGCGTACGGCCAATACTTTAACATTTTGTGACTTGAAAATAATTGTGAAATATTAAAAGATTGATTGAATATGAAAGAGAATGAGATTAAAAGCATCGTCGTGAGAGCCGACGGTAACGAGATCAAGGTTGATCATGCGCATGAGTTGGTAATAGGGAACTTGACCATAACCCCGGAAATGATGAGAGAGATAAAGAGTATGTCCACTTGCCTGTTCTCTAAGGATATGGACGATATGATAGATACGCTTATCAATTTGAGTTGCGAGGGTAATTACGAGGACGGGTATATCATGGACAAGATGAGGGCCGTGTCATGCGTGAGGGATTTCTTGCGGGTGATTGAGAAATATAAGACGATCAAGTAGTTGATATTATCTTAATAGTCATTATCTTTGTGACAGAGCCAAAGAGCCGTACCGGAGACGTATTTGTCCTCGGACGGCTCTTGTTATTTATACGCTTATGATAAAGATTTCTTTGATAATAGACAGTAAGGAGACGGATATAACCAATGATCTAAAGAATTGGGATGATATCGAGTTGTCTTTTACTCGAAAGGATTTTGGTGGGATATATCGTAAGTTTGCCAAGAAGTTCGAGTTCGTAAAAGGAGCTTACGATCTTTTGACGGATTTATACCTATCCAAGTATATTGAATCTTCCGCAAAGATAGTGATATATCGGCAAATTAACGATCTTACGTACAAAGAGGCGTATCGTTGTTCTTTGGACTTTATGAGCTATAGTGACGATGGGCATACGCTTACCTTGAGTGCGATCGATGATGATACCTATTCCATTATCAACTCCCAGAAATCGCAGACTTTTGACATAGCGGTAAGCGACATGCCACAGGTGAAAATGACATATGAAAGGATGTACTTGAATAATAGGGCGTCTTGGAGCGTCAATCCTACGGACGAACAGACAGAAACCGGTGTATATCCTATCGAATATTTCGGAAACCATGAGTTCCCTATGGTTTACAATGACGTTAATTTCCCGATTCCCGGTAGATTGGTACAATATGATATCGGCACGTACCATGAAGCCTCAGAAAGCATATTGCCATTCGTGGAGTCGTTAACGAATATCACGGTTAGATTAGTATTGAATTTTGATATAACCCCGTTATCAGCCCCGGATGCTGTATCTCCGGGGTTATATCTATGGTTGACAGACAAGGATAACGTGACAATCAGTAAAGAGAATATAGCGGGTCTAGGTTTTATCGGGGAAAAACAGGAAGTTAGAATTGACAAGGATATAGAGTTAAAACAAGGATATCGCTTGAAATTATTTATTGATGCCGCTACGTTGGACACGATGAAAGCGGAGGTGTCTAACGTGAAAGATATCAGTGTCACATACATTGATAAAGGCGAGTCGGTTTCTATCGATGTTGTTAAAACCTCTACCCTGTTGACTAAGATATTAGCGAACATGGGGCTTAAGGATTATACCGGGGAAATAAAGACCGGGAATATTCCGATCCCCTATATCATGGCGGCTGAGAGCATACGTGGGATCAAGGACGCAAAGATACATACGTCATTCTCTAAGTTCACGGAGTTCGCCAAGGCCGTGTTAGGCTATGACTGGGAGATAGATGATGTCAACAGAAAGGTTATATTTAAGCCTCTAGGCGATTTTTATGATTCCGTGACCGATCCGTTGCCATTGACGGAGATAAACTCCATGACTCATACGATAGATAGTTCGGTAGTCTATAGCGGCGTGGAAGTGGGTTACGACAAACAGGAATATGACGAGATAAACGGGCGTGACGAGTTTCATTTCACGAACTCATTCAGCACGGGGATAAAGGCCACGGACAATGTCTTGAAGTTGATAAGCCCTTATCGTGCCGATCCTTATGGCATAGAGTTCCTCGTGACTGAGAGGAATGAGGAGACGAAGGACACTGATTCGGACAATGACGTGTTTATTGTGGATGCCGTCTTTGGAAGTGGTGGATTAACCCCTCGTACAATGATCGTTGAGCCATCATATCCCATAACCGGCGTTCTATTCCCCGATACCATGTTCAACGCCGCCTATTCCCCAAGGAATATGCTGATGGCCAACAAGGGATACGTCGGTATGTCCGCTAGCGGTTTGATGTTCACGTCCTCGGAGGGCAATGCCGATGTATCCATAAAAGGCATATCCGAACGTGGAGGGATTACCATAGAAGATAGTGATAGGTTGTTGAGATCCGATAAGATAAAGGTGTCTACCATTGGGTTATCCCCGTTCCCGGGTAACTATAAGGGACGGATATCATGCTCCTTTTCCGGTAAGACGTACGTGGGATACGTGTCCGATATAACCGAGCGTATCGGGAAAGGTCAGACGGTAGATTATGAGTTGCTCCTTAAAAACATAACATAACCGTTTGATTATAAAAAAATAATACTTACTTTTGTCTCAGAGCCTAAGAGCCGTTCCCGGAGGAGTCGTATCCTTTGGGCGCGGCTCTTTTTATTTATATGCGTATATGAGGTTGAAAGATTGCATTAGCGAGGTTTGCCCTCTCCTTTTTGACGTGAGTTCCCCGTCCGTGGAGAGACCGGTGGAGTATATCCAGAGGATTGGGTGGGATAACGATCCTATCATCGTGCAATGCCTGATGGGTAACGTGAGCTGCTATATGCGAATATACGATCTCTCCACGGGGCAATATATACGGGTGAATCCCTCCAAGATCAAGATAAACAATACTTCCTATTTATATGAGTTCATGATAACGATGGATCTTGACAACGGTATTTACAAGGCCGTGATAATGACGGGGTACCAATCCTTGGAGAGTGTCGTGTTCCGTAAATGTGACATTGACGAGTTTGCCGAATGCTCCTTGATAAGATATACCCATCCTGATAATATCGTTCCGTTCAAGGCCATATTCGATGCGGGGGATGATCGCAAGAGAGTATTTACCTTAGCCGTAGAGGGAGGTTTCAAGACGGATGGTAGGTCATTGCATGTGAGTAACGAGTTCTTTCGTACTCAAAACCAGAAACTCATAGAGCTATATAGCGTTCCGTACGATGACATGACTTTTACCCTTGGGGATAATAGGGGAGTCCCGTTCGAGATGGGGAGATTGCTGAACAATATCCTATGCCTAGGCCATGTGGAGATAAACGGGGAGAGATACGTGAGGAGCGAGTCCAGCGTTCCAGAGCAACAAGTAGTATTGGAGGGCTCACCACAATATATCTATACGGTCAAGTTGGAGAGATCCCCATACGAAGAAGAAGACTATGCGGATTCTCCCAATCTATGGTTCCTGCGTGACGATTTCGTGGACGCTAACGGATATGTGCTTACTAACGAAGATTTATCATGGGAGGATTGATTTATGGGAAATAACGCTTCTACGAGAAGAGGGATAAGACCTAGGATACCGGACGTGCTTACGGTTAGCGTTACGGATGACAAGATGGGATCGGACTATACTGTATACTCATCCGCCTCTACGGATAAGTATTTTTTTAGGAAAGGGAACGTGATGTCCAATAAGGACAGGTATTATATAGATGAGGAACATGTGTTCAGCTCTTACCTAGCCGATTTCCTGTTCATGTACAAGAGGGATGTCGTAAAGGGAGGTAAGATCTATGAGCCTAGCGATACGAAGGTCTTCTCTGTCAGTAAGTCCATAGAGCTTTTCGTCACGAAGACCCAGTTAAGCGATTCTATAAACGATGTCAGGTCGGAAATTCCGGATGTCAGCGGTTTCCTAACGTCTTCAGATCTTAGCGGATACGCTACTAAATCTGATTTGGATAGCTTAAGGGATGAGATAATAGGAATGTTGCCTGAGAGCGGAGGAAAATAATAAAAAACGATAAAAAAAATAGATGTATGGCTATAACGATACAACCCATCAAAGATAATAGAAATGGTCAGACTCCGGATAACGGGGCGCAGATGGTCGATAAGATCAACAGTAATTTTAAAAATGTATCAGAGGGAATAGGAGAGGTGGATGGTGACGCTGTCCATTTGGGAGATCAGTCATCCCAAGTAAATTATGAGACTCCTAAGACCTCAGCTGACATGGCGATACAAGCGGTGAAGGATGACAAGGGAAACGTGATAAAGGATACTTATTCTACAAACATGGCTACCGGTATAGACGAGTTCCCAGAATTCTCCGATAAAGGAGTGTACAATGCGGGAGATATCGTGAGAAAGGATGGGCGTATATATGAGTTTACGCAAGCCCATTCCTCGAAACCGTGGATTGACACGGACGCGAGGGAGACGAGCTTGAGGGGGGAGGTGACTAATATTATAAATAATTGTTATCAAGAAGTATTTGTTACTTACTCTAATGCGCATATAACGGATGGAATTGATAAATCGACTATTAAATTATCCAAACATTGCAGAATAGCTTTGAGTCAAAATAGAATTTTATATATCGTGGGGGATAGTGATATAACTTACGAATTAAATGATTTTGAAGCTCTTTATATAGATTTATCTTTATATCCTAAGAATTTTAGAAATGACCAAGATAAACCTATACCTATACAAAAATCTAATTATACAGATAGATCTTTTATATTTACTCCAGATATATTAGTACTATTTTATCGTAATAAAACAAATGTCTCTGGAGGTTGTATATATAATCATATTCGTTTAAAAGAACAAAAAGAAAATTTCAACCAAAATAGTTTTTTAATAACTAAACATAAAATTGGTATTGTTAATCTTATTGATTCTTCTAATGTGGATATGTATGGAGTAGTGAGATTATTCGTTGGAAATAATAGAAGTTTTTATATTAATTCTGAAGGCTTAAAAAGAATTACCTTGAATGATTTTCAAATAGCTTATGTGGATATTTCTGATATACCAGCTAATTATTCTGGAAAGATGGATAATTTGCAAGAAATTAAAATTGACTTTTATGAACATTTAGATTCTTTAGAAAATAAAATAGTTTTAGCTTATAGAGATAATCATAAGGTTGTTAATGGCTTATTAGTAAATGCTCAATCTAAAGATTTTGTTTATAATTATATAATAACACAACAGTCTGCCAATATTATCAAAGAAAGTTCAACTCAATCTTATGTTAAAACTTTTGGAACTATTAGAATATTTAATGATGAAAAAAATTTTTATATTGCTGATGAAAATGGATTGGAAATTACGTTAAATGATTTTGAAGCTATTTTTGTTGATTTAAATGACGCTCCGTATAAAGGAACTACAGATAATTTAGTAACTATTCAAAAATCAAAATACAGTGATGGATCTTTCTATGAAAACGGTAAAATCATATTGTTATATCGAGATGGTATTTCTTTAAAAGGCGGACTATTGTATGATTTTTTGAAAAATTACAATGCAGAATCTCGTATTGGAGATCTAATAGAAGATATAAGTTTAAGTCTAACTGAAGGTTATTATATTAACATAAATGGGAATGTTTATAAATCAAGCACTTCTGATGTATCTTATTCTTTTCCTATAAAATTATTAAAAGGGGAAACGATTATAGTTAATGCAGGTGGAAGCAATGTTCATTCTATCATATCAATTACTGATGAAAATGGTACATTTTATAAATCTGTTGCTGCGGGGAATGGTGCTTTCGGAAAATTTACATATACAGCTATAGAAGATTGTTATATTGCTATAAGTTTTACAAATAGTGTAAGAAACACTTGTAGGAAATATTTATTTAAAAGTAGCAATGATAATACTTCTAATGTTAATGTTTATTTTAAAGAGAATGTAACAGGTGTTCCTATTGCTTATGAAGCCAAAGAAGGAGTTTTAGTATATCAAGGAGATACTAAAAGTTCAGATAATTATATAGTGAATGCTGTAATGTACCCTAATGGAGAAATTATTGCTACAAGAAGTGGGGGGAAAGTTGTTAAAATAGGATACGATGGTGAAACGGAACTTCTTAATATATCTGGTGCTACTGATTGGAGAGGAGTTTATATGGATTCAAAATTAAATGTATTCATATCTCCATACGATTCTTATAGTAACATATCTTCTTCTGAAAGAGGGGTTTATAAGCTAAAATATGGAGACTCGTCTTTTAAACAAGTTCTTAAATTGTACAATCCGAATTCTGATATACCTACAGAATCAGAAGATAATAGAGATACCGTATGGACTTTTTGTGAAGATGATAAAGGAAACTTATATGCAGGAGTATATTCATTAAGTCATGAAAATCCTTCGATATATAAGTCTACAGATGGTGGAGATACATGGAAACACATTATTAATTTTAATGACAGTGGATATACATCTAATGGTAGACATATACACTCTATTATATTCAATAAGTATAATCGCTCATTATACGTTATTGTTGGAGAAGTTAATACTATTTTTAAATCTGTTGATGGTGGAAATACTTGGATAGATTTGAATATAACATTAACAGTTAAAGGCTCAGCAATGTTAGCAACGCCATATGGAATTCTTGTTGGTAGTGATGGTCCTTTCCATTGTGATATAGATTTAATTTATTCTGATGATAAAACACATAGGAAAGTATCAAGGATATGGGCTAATACAGTATTTGCCATTAGACAATCTGATGTAACTGATAATATATACGCATTTACTAAGATAGATAGTTCAGTTAATGCTTTGAGTTATTTTCCTCCTATTGAAGCTATATCGGATAGCGAAGTTCTTCAAAATTGGAAAGATACTCAATCTGCTAATACGGTTAGAGATTGGCAAAATTATCATGATAGTGTTGTGAATTTTTATCCAGAAGACGCAATAAGACCACAACATTGCTCTATTCTTGTTAGTAAAGACATGGGATTAACATGGGAAATTCTTCATAAAGAATTCGTTACTTCTTCTCAAGCTGCTGGCCATTGGACAACAGGATATTTCCGTAATGGAGAATGTTTAACAGGCTTTCTTGATAAAACAAGAAAATTCATTAACCCTCTTATTATATCTGAGGGAAAGCATAAATTTACATCTGATGGCATTGATCTAGATGGAGATATACTAATAAAAACTAATACATCTAATCTTATTGATATTACTACTAAAAAAATCAATTATTAATATTTATGCGCAACCTCAAACTAATAACCTTCGTCTCAATCCCCCTGTCTCCGATCGCCGAGCTGTTTGAACGCTACGTGTTCGGAGACTGGGAATTTGTCAAGTTCCTTACGATACTGATTTGTCTGGATACCGTGTTGGGATTTCTGAAGCATTACTTGGCACATGATGTAGACAGCCGGGCGTTCGCCATGATAGTGAAGAAGTTGATCGCTGTGGATAGAGATTTCGCCGAGTGGGAGGCGGCGAGAGAGGATGAGAGCGTAGTGGTTTTATAACTAAATAAAAAAAAGGATCGGAAGAATGGATAGATACATCCCCTACCTGCTAGAAGCGGGCAACTGGTTAAAGACAATGGCGATAGCCGCCGTGGTGACAATGCTAGACTTCATGTCTCCAATCGAGAACTTCTTGGTCGTGATCCTATCATTGGCCTTCATAGACACGTTCTGGGGGCTGGCTGCGGATCACGGGGATTTCCGGAAGAGCAAGTTCATCCGTAGCTGGGTGTACATGCTAGTCTATTTCCTGATCATAATCATCTCGTTCTGGATAGGCGTGATGATGGATATATCGAAGGATAACGCCAAGGCTTTCGTGTCTTGGATTACGTGGGCGATGATATGGTTTTACGGGACCAATGTCTTAAAGAACATGGGCAAGGTATTCCCGGATAACAAGGTGATAGCCTTCTTGTATTGGGTTGCCGCCGTTAAGTTTATTAGCAAGGTCAACTTCTTGGATGAGTATAACAAGACAAAGAATAAAAAAGGCTCCCCTGATCCAAAAGGATAGGGGAGCTGGATGTAAAAACGCCTCTGTCACGCCTGTCACAGGTTATGATAGAGGAACAAGGTTAACAAAGCGTCACAAATATAGCAATAAAATCAAATAACAATGGCAGAGAAAAAATTACCTAGAGGGTTGCGAAACTGCAATCCCGGGAACATCCGGATCAACGGAGACTTGTTCCAAGGCGAGATACGCCCGAGCAAGGACAAATCTTTTAAGCAGTTCGAGACGATGGCGTATGGCTACCGTGCCATATTCCGGATCTTGCGTAACTATTATAACAACTATAAGTTGGAAACGATCTGCAAGATGATCGGTCGCTGGGCACCGGAAAACGAGAACGATACGGATTCTTACATTAAGGCCGTATCCGATTACGCCGGTATCCCGGCTGATGATCCTATCAACATCAACGATCGTGAGCAGATGATCCGGATCGTGGCCGGGATGAGCAAGGTTGAGAATGGGAGAGAGGCTGAAATGTCGGACGTTATCGCAGGATGGAATCTACTTTAAAAATATAAGACCTAACGCTGTAAAGGTAAGCGTAAAATAAGATGAAAAAATATATTGGAACAAAACAGATTGAAGCAGAACCTATGACAATGGGCGAAGCTTTTGAGAAAGGATTGCTTAAAGCGGGAAGAGTACCTAACGAAAGCGAGAAGTCAAATGCTGGATATCATGTGAAGTATCAAGACGGTTACGAGTCATGGAGTCCAGCAGAGCCATTCGAGAAGGCTTATAAGATCTGTGATACGTTTATGAATCGTCTCCAAATAGAATTGTCCGAATTATCCGATAAACAAGAAAAGCTAGGTAAGTTTTTTGGTACGGATATGTTCAAAAGATTGTCAACGCAAAAGCAAGTATTGCTACGTGCACAATTCGGAGCGATGGAAGCTTATAGGCAAATCCTTATTGAGCGCATCCGTATTGAGGGAATCGCAAAATGAAACCGTGGCAAGCAATATTAATACTAGTGTGCTTGGTAGCCAGTTTCACGGCTGGCTACCATATCCGGGGGGATGTGACTGATAAAGTCGTGTCTAAATCCGATACCGTATTAATAACCGACACGATCCATGACAGTATCCCGTATCCTGTTTACGAGACATTGGTGCAGACGATACCGGAGCCGTTCCCTGTTTATATCACGTTGGACGGTGACACGGTAAAGGAACCTGTATATGTTCCTTTACCGATAACTCAAAAGGAGTACAAGACGGATGATTACCGGCTGTCAATATCCGGCTATAAGCCTAATCTTGATTACATCGAGGTTTATAGAAGGACTGAGTATATAACCAAGACGATCTCCCCCCGTAGATGGGGAATCGGAGCGATAGCCGGTTATGGGATCGGAAAGCATGGCTTGTCACCCTATGTCGGGATAGGCGGGTTCTATAGGATTTGGTGAAAAAGGTTAAGCCCACCGAATCTCACGATCAAGCGAGCTTAATATTTATTTATGAATGCGTGCGGGGTAAAGCCCCTATTCCTTCTCTGATTCGACCCGGACGAAGGAAAACATAGCCAAGCCATGTGTGTTTATTCGGGGCTTCCCTTATATAACATGCGTGGCGTTATTTTGTTAATGAAATCTGCAAAAAAATGAACAAGGTCGAAAATTTTTACAGGAAAGTAATCGAGGCGGTCTGCAAGGAGTGCGGAACCGATCCGGTAATGATGTTTAGCAACAACAAGGAGAGGAACGTTGACGCTAGGGGAGTGGCTATAACCATACTGGCCGATCGCAAGTTGAGCGACAATATCATATCCGATCTGACTGGAATGACGAGGCAAGCCGTCAACCGGATGCGTAACTTGTACCCGGACAGGATAAGGAGGAGTTACTACCTGAGGAGGACGGTGGAGAGCGTCAAAGAGGAGTTATCCGGTATGGTCTGAGGTTGCGTTATGTTGTAAGGCATGTGATTTGTCTATGAAAAAATTTTCATATAACAAAATTTTTTGCGACATTTGCGGCGTAAAAGGTGATTTTGTAGCCTCGTCAAGTAACCAGCCTTGTCAGAGGCTTTGTTGTATACGAAAAGTTTCATTATGGAAATATATATGCCACATGCGGTAAATGATATTAGGATAGGAGAAGCCTTCAATCATCTATTCAGGATAATCCTGAAAATGGAGAATTCCGATGATGATGATTTCATATGGAACTTCCAATATACGGCATTTGTGACTCCATTTTTCTTATTGCCTCTTATGCTTTATAGAGATAAGTGCGGTAAGAATGTGGTTTGCAAGAATATATCGGACAGTGTTAAAAGCTATCTGGACTCTATTCATTTTGAAGGAGGTGTAGTAGCTGACAGTGTTAGTGATTTTCATAATTATATGGAATATTTTTCCATGAAAAAATATATTCCTATAATAAAGTTCCCGGGATGTAAAAGCAAGGATAGCATAAAAAACGATATACTATCTGTAGCAGAGAATATAATGATAAGGCAATTAAATATTGAAGGAGAGTTGAGAAAGGCTTTATCTTATATGCTGACTGAGACGATTGACAATATATCTGAACATTCAGAGAGTGAATTTGGTTATATATTTGCTCAGTATTATCCGTCAAAGAGTTATATAGACATTTGCATAGCGGATAATGGTATAAGTATACTGGGTAGTTATGTTAAGTCAGGCAAGGGAGGTATAACTAACGATGTGGAGGCTTTAAAAAGCGCGGGAAAGGGTATATCGACTAAAAATTTACCAGATACCGAGAATCGTGGTTATGGTATAAGTACTTGCAAGAGAATGTTGTCTAAGGGACTTGGAGGAACATATTTTTTGCTGTCTGGGCAAGCGTTTCATCTTATGTCAGAGGAAGAGACATCATATATAGGACTTCCTGATTATATAAAATGGGATGGAACTATAGTGGCATTAAGGATACCATATAAAGAGGAAAGGATGTTTAATTTTTATGAATATTTAGAATGAAGATCATGGAAAAGACAATTGTGATATCAGAATTGATAAGGGGAGAGCTTCGTTCTAGGACAGAAGCTAAAAAAATCTATATGAGGGCTAAGGATTTGAATAGCCCATGTGTACGTATAGATTTTAAGGATGTATATTTTATGTCTCGATCATTTGCGGATGAGTTATGCAATACAATAGAGGCTTTGGCCTTGGATAAAGTGAGGGTCTCTATGGAGAATGAGAGCGACTCTATAGATCTGATGATGAAAATAGTAAAAGGTAATAGAAATAAACCGAGGAATATGCATGAGGACAGTGAGGTTAAAGAATTTTCGGACATGGATTCATTGTCAGAGTTCCTGTCTACCATATAAAATTATTTCATGCTATATAAAATAGAATGATATGAAAAATTTAGATGAACCAAAAGCTAAGGAGTATGATGAATTCCTAGAAAGGAATAGTTTCGATAAATACTCAGATAGAAAAAAAACATATATCTAGTCCAACCACGCTACAATGCATGTATTGGAAACAGGTGGAACCGGTAGATATAAAAAGTAACCAACCATAAAAAATAAGCCTTGCATAAATTAGGAGAAGAGCTCCTTTCCATATCATTATAAAGCCTCCCTTAAAAGGTGAAAGCGTCGTCAACACAAATTGGCGGCGCTTTTTTTGTCTCATCCCCTTCCGCAAAGAACTAGCAACAACCTCGCAACAAGCTAGCAAGGAGATATTTATTTAGCAAGGCACTTCTCTGGATTTTTGTGGTGTCCGGGATAACCCGGATATGACCATAAAAAACTTCACATATGGAAGCAGAGAAAATCATTAAAGAGAAAGAGATCGTCCATGAGGATGAGCACAAGGATTACGCAAGCAAGGGCGTGGGTAACGCCGGCTTGACATTGGGTATCATTGGTACGGCTCTTGGAGCTTGGGCGGTGTCACGTAACCGTGGCGGCTTGTTCGGCGGTGGCTGGGGAGCCGGTATGCCAGAGAACGTTAACATCAACACGACCACAGGAGGCGGTGGTGGTTCCGGGGTAGGCGCTCCGACTGCGTTCATGGCTTGGGAAAAGGGCTGTGAGGAGGCGTTATCGCTTACAAACGCAATGTGGGGATTGAAAGTCTCAGGTATGCAAGCCGATTACGATCACCGCCAGACGGATATCGCCGAGAAATTCGCCTTGTGGAAGTCACAGGTAGACGCTGATTTCGGATTGTACAAGTCACAGGTAGACGCTGATTTTGGTCTATACAAGAACCAAAGAGACCAGTTCGATGTCTTGAAGGCTCAGATCGATGAATTGAGGTGTCAGGTGGCTGTAGGTTCGGCGATTCGTCCTTACCAAGACAAGTTGCTTCAATGCGAGATCGAGAAGGCGTTCACGGCTAGTGTCAATTACACCGATCGTAGAACCTGCCGTATGATCACGGGAGAATTGGTATTGCCAAATACCCCTACGGTAACAGGCTATCCTAGCTACAATCCGTGCTCATGCCCGGCATCCGCTCCGGCACCTACGGCTTAAGGTAAAGTTAGTGGCTTGTGCTCCCTAGGGGGCGCTTGCCACTTTCCTTTTTTTAACCACTAACAGTATTATCATGCAGACAAATGTTTTTTTAGGGGGGAGTGACCCTGTATTAGGTAGCAATCCTTATAATCCGAATATAAGCGAGATAGAAGCAAACATTCAGCGTCTCCAGCAAGCGCAGCAACAGATGGAGATCCAGAAGCAACGTATGCTTAACCCTTCTGCGCAACAGGCCCAAAGCCGTAATCCGGTGTGGGACGAGATAGATAAGCTCGTTAGCGAGATGTCGGATAGCGAGTTCGAAATGGTCAATAACAATCCGGAGTATCAACAGGCCTACCAAAAGGTAATGTCCATCCTTAACCGTGAATACATGCGCATCATGCGTCCGTTGGTGGAGGAGAGCAAGGACGGAAAGGCCGCCTTGGAGGAATTGTTGGGAATGGCCAAGAAGATAAAGAAATCGGCCTCAGAGGAGGTTAACAAGAACATGGCGTTGTTCGCTGAGTACACGGCCAAATACGCCGATATGCCATACGCCGACTTCCTTAAATTGAAGAATAGCGGAAAAGGAGGTAAGAAATGACACGTGAGGAAGGTATGCTTATCGAATTGATCGATAAGGTCAAGAGACAAGGGTATGCTATCAGTACCTTGAGAGAGGAAGTGGAACAATTAAAGAAAGAGTCCTATGGAACTAAAGCAACAAGCTCTAGAGCTAAAAAGCAGGCTAATTAACTCGGTGGAGATATGGGCGGAGGAAAGGGTTGACTCTTTCGTCTCCGGGAACACGGCGTTCAAGCCTCTTGGAAAGTATCTTAAAAGGGGTGTCCATAACATCCTCGTGCAAAAGGACAAGGAGATCACTGAGAAGGTGGAGGGTTTCATGATGTTCGTGGCTGACGAGAACGGCAATTATGATAAGGAAGAGCTATTCGATGACGCCATGAACGTATTCAAGAGCATGAAGCCGTATAAGTTTGAGCAAGGATTTATCAAGGGTACGATCGGGGAAGGCTCCATCTTGATAGAGCTTCCAGATAACGGACTCATGAATTTTATCCTTGGTGACACTAACGCTATACGTATAACGGAAGCGGATTTTCTGGAACTGAAATCAATATTCACAGAATAAAATAAATGACAGGGTATGAGATACAAGGAATTGATGAAGGACTATCATTCGAAAGGGATGGTATCCGAGAAAAAGATGTGGGAGGCCATATGCGAGCTGGACGAGGCGATGGAGTGTCTAAAGGAAAAAGATCCCGAGAAGTATGACGAGGCCATACGTGATATACATGAGGTTTTTTGCGGTCCTCATTATAATGAGCATTTCGCTAAGATGGACGTGGCGGCAATGCACCATAAAGGCAAGTCGGGGGAGGATAAGGGTGAGCACTGGAACATCCAGCAAGTAACCGCCGTCGCTAAAGGCATGAGCGTACCGGGCAACGCTAATATTTGGGATGTTTACGTTGCGCTAAATTCAGCGTGGCACGACAAGGAAGTAAAGTTCACGGAATGGTTCGGCCCGGACGCTGAGAAAAAGATCATCGAGGATGCTATTAATTTCTACTTCATGGATGATGACGCTCCGGAAGGCAAGGTCTGGATTTATATGTGTGCCATGGATGACTAAGAAAACCAAAAATAAAGGACACGCAAAGAAGGAATCCGCAAGACGGGAGATAGACCGTCTTGCGGATTCCTTGGATTTCGAGCCTGTCAACTTCTATGAGGTGATGGCTCGGATTAGGCACTTGATGTGCCTGTTATGATGACATGTATTTTTTTACGACATCCATATTACTAAAGGACATGGATAGAAGCCGCATTGAGTCATTCCTTACGCTAGTCAATGCCTCCACGTTGTCTTCAAATGGATTTAACGATTTTATGGCGGAGACAAGATCATGCATACAATAGCATACCAACAATACATACGATCCCATGACCTGTAATAGTCAAGACTTAATCTGACAGTTTATTTGCTATCGGACAAAAAAACTGTCAGCTATTCCATGCAAAGTTACACAACTTTC